TCTTAAACTCGACAGCAGCGGAAACCTGAAGATAAAGGGCAGACTTTACGAAACTAACGGAGGGACATTAGTTGGCACAAACGCGTCTCAAATCCTCAATCAATATAGCTCCGGTTATGTGAAGATATGGGTAGGAACCACATCACAATACAATGCGGTCACTTCAAAAGACAGCAGTACACTATATTTCGTATATTAGAGGAGTAATAAATGTTTAGAGGCAGTACAAGTATTAAAGGAGTAAGCTTGGGCAGCAATCCGATTTACAGGGTATATCTTGGTAATAATCAGTATTATGCCTGGAACGCTATGACAAGACGAAATGTCACCGGTTCGGATTTCAATTATAAATACGGGGACAAATGGGAACTTTCGGATGGGAAAGTGCAATGGAATAACAACATCTTTCAATTTAATCAGAAGGGTGTTCTTCTCTATTACAACACTCCTGTAAGCGGCTGTATCTTTAAGATGTGGTGTGGGACTACATACGGTACGGTAAAAGTCGGATTGGTTCCCTACATAACCAACAAAACCGTCAGTCAATTCGATGAATCGGATTTCATTGTGGGCTGGATCAGAAGACCAGATCAAAAGTGCGTAAATGTAGTAAACGGTGAAAGGACAGGAGTCGTGTTTGATGCCGACAGGGATCAGGTCTTCTTCCTGGACGCGTATATGGGATATGGGCATACGCGTGTTGGGGCGTTGCAGACGACCGAATACAGGAGCAGAACACCTTTGCCCGCAGGGTATATCAACTCCGCGTTTTTATGTGTGGTATGCATCAATGACGCTTTTGCGAATTGCGGTGCGGATAATTTTCAGACGTGGTGGTCGGGGACATATAACGTGTAGGAGAGATTATGGAGATAATAACAGTGGNGATAAGCATTTTCGCGAGCATCGTATCAGGTACGATGCTTTTCTTTTTGCAGCGGTATTTTAAAAAGCTGGATGAGAGGGCCAAGGCCGCAGCTCACGAAAACATCCTTATTCTTAAATCAATCAANGCTTTGGGAAAGCTAACGGTGGCAAATTCCATAGCGCTCAAAGAAGGAAAAAACAATGGCGAGCTCACATCGGCGCTCAATGAGTACAAGAGCGTGGATAAAGAACTTTATGATTATCTATTGGAGCGTAACGCTCATAAGTAAGGGAGGATAAATTATGGATAAATTTATAAACATCGTATCTGTTCCGGTTATCGCGACAATAGTCTATTGGGTTATAAACCTTATAAAATATACCGTTAACAACAGCGAGAAGTTCAAAAGGCTGATACCGATAGTATCGGCTGCGCTGGGAGCGTGTATAGGCATTGTGGCTTTTTATGTTGTGCCAGGCGTTGTTCCTGCCGATAACATACTAATGGCAACAGTGATTGGAGGAGCAAGCGGACTTTCGGCAACGGGCACAAACCAGGTGCTTAAACAACTTTCAAAGGATGACAAGGATGAGTAAAGAAATAAAGCTGGCGGTAGCAAATGAAATAGTGTATAAGCTATGGGCAAAGGGGCTGATTTCGGATAAAGAAAAGGACATAATAATAGAGAAAAATAAACAAAAAATTCTTTCATGATTACGCAGCTTTTGTATAGACTTAACTGAGTATTTCTGATATTGTTTGTGCTACCCAAAACCACGGGTAGCATAATTTTATATCAAAAAATAGTCCTATATAAAAGCAGAATTAGGAGAACAAAAAGTCTAAAAGGGGGTTGTAAATGGAGAAAGTACTAAAAGCAGCAGCTTATGGCCGAGTGTCGACAAACAGCAGAGCCCAACAACATAGTTTCAAAAACCAAAGTGAATACTGGAACAGAATGCTTGGAAACAATCCATGTTACAACTATATTGGACTGTTTGCGGATCAAGGCATAAGCGGTAAAAGCTTAAAGTATAGACCGCAAATGCTGGCTCTGCTAGACCTCTGCAAAAAAGGCGAAGTCGATATTATATTCACAAAGTCTGTGCAAAGGTTCGCCCGAAATACAACCGAACTGCTGGAAGTAGTCAGGGAGCTTCGTGAGAAGAAAATCGCCGTGGTATTCGAAAAGGAAGGTATAAACACACTAGAAAATACAAGCGATATGTACCTTACGATTGCGGCAATGGTTGCGGAAGAGGACCTGAACCGCTACGGCGCGAATGTGGCATGGGCGATAGAAGATTCTTTCANAAAAGGGGATTTAACCGTCATAGGGATACGGTTGTTCGGATACATGACAGTAAACAAAGAACTGCGGATTGTCCCGGAAGAGGCTAAGGCGGTTAAAAAGATATTTGAGATGTACGCCAGTGACAAATACAGCGCAAGTGAGATAGCGAGATATCTAAACGGGCAAGGAATAAAAACGACAAACGGGTGTAAATGGAAATCCTCACAGGTAATGGTCACTATAAGAAACGAAAAATATAAGGGAGAAGTGCTGCTCCATAAATATATTAACGAGAAAGGGGTAACCAAAAAAAACAAAGGCAAGAAAGACCAATACTATGTCGAAAACAGCCATGCGCCTATCGTATCGAAAGAGCTGTGGGAAAAAGCGAATCAAGTGGCGGACAGGCGGTCAAATAAAAAACTTGCCGAAAAAGAGCAGCCTGAATACCCATTCACAGGACTGATAAAATGCGAAAAGTGCGGCAAGAATTACCTGCATAAAATCAACAACAGCGGCACTCCGTGGGCTACGCCGATTTGGAAATGCCACACGCATCTGCAGCATGGCAAAGCGNCTTGCTCCAANAGCGGAATAAAAGATANNGTTCTGAAAGAACACTTCATAAATGCTTTCAATGAATTCATCGATGAAGCGCGGTTTGGGAAAGAAGACGGAGCCTTGCAATCCGCAATAAATAAACTCAACCAAGAAGAGCAAGAGCTTATAGCCTTAAAAGTCCAGGGATTAATAAGGAAAGGAGACTTTGAAATAGATAGGGCGGAAATAGTAAGTAAAAGACAAAAACTTGAAAAAGACCTGAGAGCATATCGAAGGGCAAACATTACCAACGATACCGCAAAACGCTTACAAAAGTTTGACGAAGAAATGGTGCGGAGAGTGTTAAAATGTATAGCCATAAACAATTATATGGTAACCTTCGAGTTCTATAACGGAGTAAAAATAAGCCAGGCCTATACAAACGGCAAACCCGGCAATCAAACGGGATGGTTAGATAAAAAACGAGAAAAGGAGGCAATAAATAATGGAAATGGGNTATAATNTACAGACGCAGCCTAAGGTGGTAAAGGTCATAAAACGGACAACGGAAGATTTCCAAAGAATTCTTAATGAATCGTTTGTTGACAATCGAATCCCTGTAGCCGCCTATGCTAGAGTAAGCACGAACCACTTAGAGCAGGAGGACAGTCTTGAACGGCAGACCGCACACTACACGGAAAAGATAACCGGAAACCCTGACTGGAAGTTCGCAGGAATTTATGCTGATCCCGGTATAACGGGAACGAGAGCGGATAAAAGACCTGAATTTCAGAGGTTGATTGCTGACTGCAGGTCTGGCAAGGTGAAAAGGGTGCTCGTGAAATCCATATCTAGATTTGCACGGAACACCGTCGATGCCTTAAATTACATAAGGGAGCTGAAAGAACTTGGCATAGGCATATTCTTCGAAAACGAGCAGATAGATACCCTGTCAACGGGCGGCGAAGTGCTGATAACCGTGCTTGCCGCTATGGCGGAACAAGAAAGCCGCAATATGTCTACCAACATCAAATGGGCATTCAGAAAGAAGTTCCAGGACGGGGAGATAATGCTTAACTACAAGTTCTTCCTGGGATATACAAGGGATGAGAATAAGAACCTGGTAATAGTGCCGGAAGAGGCAAAAGTCGTAAGAAGAATCTACAGGGAGTTCTTAAGCGGAAAATCCTTGAATGACATAGCCAAAGGTTTGACTGCCGATGGAATAGCAACGCCCGCTCATAAAAAACAATGGCGGGTAACCACCGTACAGGGAATACTAACAAACGAAAAATACTATGGCGCCGCCTTCCTGGGCAAAACCTGTAAGATGGATGTCCTAAGCAAGAAACGAATTGACAGTGATGAAATATATTATGTGGAAAACAGCCATCCTGCCATAATAGACAAAGCCACATGGGACATAGCTCAGGCGGAGATGAAAAAGAGACAGGAATACCGCACCGGAACAAAGACATGCAACGGTAAATACAGCAGCAAATATCCCTTCAGCAAGAGACTTACATGCGGGGAATGCGGCCTGCCGCTGCGCAGGCATGCTCAGACGATAAAAAGGGTATACACCAGGACGTGGGTATGCCCCACCCATAAACTTAAAGGATATGACTACTGCAAGCAAAAGTATGTGACGGAAGAGGCTGTTGAGCGGGCATTTGTCAAGGCGCTGAAAGAACTCATAGGCGATATCGGTGACATAAAGAAAATTCTCAAAGGTAACATTATAGAATCCCTGGACGACAGCATCCCCGAAAGGCTGGAGCGGGTACAGATAGAGACAGAAGACCTGCAGACAAAGATGATAGAACTCACGCGAGCGAAAAGGTCTGGAATTATAGATTATGACGAATGCAACCGCAAGGGGATGGAGCTAGCTGAAAAAATTCGGGAACTGAATAATGAGAGGGCGGAACTGGAGAGCAGGTCGGCGGATGTGCTGGTAGCAAAGAACCGCATAACGGAAATACTTAAGACGCTTGAAGAGATAACCCCCACGGAAAAGTTTGACGGAGAGATGTTCCTGAAGCTGGTGGACGAAGTTATAATCAAGGACGGTACGGGAACCTTTATGTTCAAAGTAGGCATAAACAAGAAAATAGAATTATAAGAAAGACCGGTTACGAGGCGATAATCGTAGCCGGTCTTTTCTTGCTTTCAGAGAAAAATTACCGCGTTCTAAGAGTGCCAGTAACGATCGATTACTGCATTCTTGAATTGTTTTAAAAACCCTTATAATCCATAAAAATCGCATAAAAATATAAAAAACATATAGATTTTTTTACCAACGACGCAAGAATGCAATAAAAAAATTGGTGTTCGGTTTTCTATTTTAGACAGTCCATAAGATTGGCTCATAGCAGCTGACAGAGCCGCTCATACTCTGTATACTAGACCAATGGAGAGTAGAAAGCAGAGGTTTATAACAAAATAAGTTATTCACAAAACCGGTTAATTTAGTGAAAATAAAGGGAAGGCATGATATAAATTCGTATTGAAGGATGGCACGGAGGTGAGGGGGAATCTAAGTGCCGGGATATGATTTGATTTATAACTATGAAAATAATAAAAAACATTAAAAAAGCCATA